AGCAGTATTGATTTATGTTTCCAATGTCTATCGATAACTTTATGTAAGTAATCCTCATGCACATATGCAATCGTATCCTGACTTTTAAGGCTCCGACTTTTTGGATTATCATTAATTGATAATGTGTAATGTGATCTAGGCGCCACGTCAAACATGAAATTTGTTTCCACACTTTCAAGCCACATCATTTTTGTTTTTGTCCCGGACATATCTAAGTCTTTGATGGGACAATTCAAAGGTAGATGATGCGAACCATTAGCACAGTACAAATGTCTGTTTTGCCAATATTTTTCAATGGTAGGAAAGAATATTCTATACCTTTCAACCACTGGTAAACTGCTAACTTGAGGCATAGCAGTAGAGAATATTTCTAAACACATGTTATAAACTTCATTATCATCAAATTCTATTCCCATATTTTCAACATCATCGTTCCCAACCATTTCTAAGACTTCCTCGTCCATGCTAAAAGGCACGGCTCCACGTCCTAACAAGGCATCTATTTCGACGTAGTGCCCAAGAAATGGTGAACCTACTACTGAGCTAAGCTTGCATATATCACTAATTCCCTTCAACAAATCCATGTCGCGGAACAAATTAGCATATGAACTTAAGCTGTAATAATGTGTATCCATATATAAAATTTGATGATTTATTATTATGTTAGTGGCCTGATCATTACTCAAACCTAACATATTGGGTATCTCATCTATAATTGTGTTAAAATATCTAGGATTTTCCTTTTTAATATTGAGTAATATATCTTCCAGAAACACATTACACTTAGTTAGTGCAGCTGTGGCTTTCTTGAATGGGAACCACTTACTCAATGGCCCTCCTTTAAGTATTGTGTTTGTCAGCTCATTGATAGTTCTAGTATCCTTAGAATGGATGATAAAACTACCAGGCAACAGGTAATCCCACAATATAGAATCACCTTTTTGATTGACTAAAGTGTACAACCTATCTAGTGTATCACTCTCTTCATATGGTATTTTGTAATTTATAATTATTTTAAGTAGAACGTTGTACACGTTCACTAAATGGTTAGCGTTTTGGTCAACCAGATACATTTCGTGCCTTGAGTCACCGGAATGTATAGTATTTCTGTTATCCCGACAGTATTTAACGGTTTTCATGATATTATTATTATCAATCCTAGTATGTTTTTCATGATTATTAATGACACGTGTCATAAATCTCACGAACAATGGTTCATCCATT